ACTAGATATATTTATATTTCACCACCCTTGGGCATTTCTGGTGCTTCAGTCGCAGATCCATCAATTTCTGGTTCCATTTGTGGTGATCCTAAATCCATGTTTGCACCAGTGTCAAAAGGTTGACCTGTTGCAGGATCGATTGTTGCTGGATCGGGAATAATTCCTTTAGCAATCTCGTCTTTAATTAATTTGTCTTGCTCAAGAATTTCTACATCAGTCTGACGCAGAATCTTACGACGCACATAATCTTGAGAGTAATACTTACCAATGTAAGGTTCTGCAGTTTGAACAAGAGTAAGTCTCTCATTCATCAATTCTGCTTCTTTTAACTCAGAGAAATGATTATCATAAAGAAAGTCATATTGAATATGCTCACTCATTATGTCCCAATCTTCTGGAGTAATTACATTCTTCAGGAGTAATTGGGTCTTTAACATGTCATTAAACATGTTGGAGAATCTCTTTCTCAAACGAGAAACAAATTTGGTGAACTTAAGTTCATCTCTTAGGATCTCAGAAGATCTCCCCAAGTTAAACCCACCTTCTCCATCCATTCTTGAGGGTGGAACATTAAGGGATCTGTATAGTTTCTTTTTAAAATACTCAATATCAGTGATTTCACCCAGATTTTGTCCTCCTGGGAGAGTGGAGATTTCTGTTCCTCTTCCACCTTCACGTCTTGGGAGCCAGAAGTCCTCAAGCATTGCCATGTACTTTTTGTCATCACGGATTTCTCCTGTGTTTGCATCGTATACAAGTTTGTTGCGATAACGCATCATCACATCACGTAAGTATTGTTCTGCTTTTTGCTTAGGCAGATTACCAACATCGATGTAGAAAATTCTACGCTCTGGAGCACGGGACAATCTGTAGATGACCAGTGAATCCTCAATCATTCTAAGTTGATTGATGGATTTAATGGCTTTGTGAAGATACGAAAGAGTTGACCCTTTGTTACGATCTACAAGACCAGATGTGCAATACGTGATTGCGTCTCTTGCAATTTTAATTCCTTGACTTGCACCAGTTTGTGCTGGATTGCCAGTTGGATAAATTGATTTTGGATTATAAATGAAGTACTCTTCAATTTCAGGGAAATCATAATCCATTGGATTATCACTTCTTAACTGCGAAATAGAACTTCCATCATTTTTCTTTTTCTTCTGTTGCCTTACATAACGCATCTTCATGGCGTCGATATAACGCAACTCTTGAATACCTTCTTCAGGTCTCTTTAAGTCGATGATTTTGTGATAGTAAATACGCCCGTCAATGTACCAATTTCTATAAATTTCGTGCGCTTTCTTGTCAAAATCTAAAAGATCAAGAATATGCTTAAACTCTTTACGAATTTTCGTCTTAATACCATCGCTAGCATTAAGATTTGAAAGTTCAATTTCTACTGGACTATCGTTGGAGTCTGAAACAATAGCTTCATTGACAATATCTTCAATAGCACTATCTGCTTCTGGATGAAGTGCCATCTCACGATATCTTTTGATGAGATCAAATTCAGTGCGATATACACCTTCAATGTCTACATAAGAACCAAAAAAACCACTACTCATATAGTGATCAGCCCCGTCCTCATTATTAGGAGGAACGGGGGAGACCGCTGATGGAGATAGTGGTTCTGTGTCCTCTATCGAGAACCCAAATAACTTACCCGACATTATTACAAATTTATTTGTCCCTATTATTTAGGGATCAAATTATCAAGTCCCTAAGGAGTTCCGTCAATTGTATCATTGACACCTTTAGGTGCCCAATAATCGACTTGAAACTCAACAGTGAATTCTTCAATTGTATCAGCAGTATCGTATGAAAGATCGATAGCACTGATGTTAGTTGGGAAAATACCGAAGAAGTCATAAGTATATGCTGCTTCCAAACCAGAGTCGGATGTCTGACCCAAGTTAGAAGATTTTCTCTTCAACTGGGTAACAGTTGCAGTTGATTTGTATGCTTGTGGATCTGCTTCTCCAGATGCATCAGCATACTGTGCAATAGCCTGCATCCAATTTTGGAATGCAGTTCTAAGGTTAAAGTTAGTGTCATTAATGACAGTAACTGTCCAGGTGTCGAATGTGCGATCACCTGCAACCTTCATAATTCTTCCTCTAAAAGGAACGTCGATTGACGCGACATTTGATGCAGGAAGTTGAGCTGCTTTTACCAGAACTTTAGAATCTAACTGAGAATCACTTCCAATATACTTGAAGAGACCGTTTTCAGGAATGTCTACTTCAAATAGATTGGGGCGTGCGCCGCCCCCATTGAGAGACTTCCTGATATCAGCGATTGTGTTGTACGTTGCCATTTCTTAATCCTCCTTTTGTTATTTAGATATCGTGATCAAACTCTACCAGCTACTTCCTCAAAACTGATGCCAGTTCTGGTGGCAACAAATGTGAGAGTGACGTAGTTGATGGACTTAGCAGGCTTCAGGAAGATGTCTGCTCTAAATTCATTATTATCAATAACATCTGGAGTGTTGTTGGTGGTATCACAGACAACCAGGAATCCGTAGAGACCTCTCTTCGCTTGAACATCACGAAGGAAAGGTTCAACGAT